TACAAAAATAGATTTTGAAGAAGACTATATTGGCTTTGAGACTAGTGGTTCAGTAAGAATGGTCATATCTGGTTCAGAGGGTGGAGTTGGTATTGGAGTTGCATCTCCTACTGAGGCTTTGGATGTTAGTGGAAGCATTAAAGCAACAGGCTACATTGATGCCAAACAAAGGGATGTGAAATTATCAAAGTATACGGAAAGCAGTGCCAATAAAAGATTTATAAGGTTTAATAGCACAGGTACTTCGGGAAATAAAAATTGCGGGCAAAATACTATTTTTATAGCACCAGCAAGTGGGTCATTACTTAGTTTGTCAATAAGATGCGAGGCACTTGCCAGAAGTACAGACATTTCTTTTCATAGAGCAGATGATGGATTTACTCTTCCAAGTAATGAATCCAGCGCAGACAGTTCAGACCATATGCCGTTAATTGAAACAGAAAATGTCGACATAGATACTACCAACAAAACATTTGTAGTAAATTTCTCAAATGCAACTTTCACGCCTGGGCAGATTTTGGCGGTTTCAGTAGACCCAACAAACGTACCCGATGATGTAAATATCACAACAGTATGGGTTTTTGATTGGAATAGCTAATAAAACATGTACTATTACTCTCTCTTGACATTGAATGTGTCTTTTCCTAATCATCAAACTATTTATTGTGATAAACGTTTATTTAAATAGGAGAGTATAGATGTCATCTATGTTAGAACAAGCTATTATTGATGCAAAGGCTCTAAAAGAAGCTGCATTAAAAAATGCGGAACAAGCCGTAATTGACAAATATTCAACAGAAATTAAAGCTGCTGTTGAAGAATTGTTGGAAGGGAGTGATTCTCAAGAAACAATTAACGAAGAAATGGACATCCCATTCGCCTCAGACCCCTCACTTTCGCAAGATGAACCAGTTGAAATGGAAATGGAATTTGAATTTAATCCAGAAGATTTTCAAATAGACTTAGAATCAATTGCAAAACAAGAAGAACAAGCTCCTGCGGAAGCAAAAGAAGAACCTGAGTCTTTAGCTAGTGATATTGGAGCAGAACCTGCTCCTGAAGAAACAGAAGCTACACCTGAGGGTGGAGACACTGGTGGAGGATTAGAAGACCTTGGAGGACTAATACAAGAGTCCGATAATGATGAAGATGAAATGTTGAATGAACTTCTTGCCTTGTTAGAAACAGAAGAGGAAGAAGAATTATTAGATGAATCTCTTGTTGTAGATGTTGACGAAGTTAAACATGGACATGTTGTAACAGACAATTCAGCAAGAAAGTATGATGCCGAATTATCTATGGCAAAACAACAATCTTCAGCATACAAAGAAGAAGCTGAAGAATTAGAAAAACAGGTTGGTGAATTAAACAACTCCATCCTCATGTATCAAGACAAACAAGAAAAATTAAGAAGTGTTCTTGATGACATGAAAGGTAAGTTAGAAGAAATGGTTTTACAAAATGCTAGACTTTTGTATAGCAATAAAGTTTTACGCGATGCCTCCTTGAATGAGCGACAAAAAGATAAAATTGTCGAAGCAATCGCTAAGGCGGAGACTTTGAAAGAAGCAAAGACTCTTTACACAACTCTTAAAGAAACTACAGTGGGATCAAAACCAAAAGGTCCAAAATCACTTAGTGAGTCGGTTCAGAGAAAACAGGTTCTTTCTGCACATCTGCCAAGACGCAAGCAAGAAAACATAACAGAGTCGCATGATTTTGCTTCTCGTATGAAAAAACTTGCTGGCATAGACTAATATAAAGGAGAAATTAAAAATGTCTATTATTCAAACATTAAGTGAAGGCATTGTCAATCGTGATCTTAAAAAAGAAGGTGCTGCACTTTTATCAAAGTGGGAAGCTACCGGACTTCTTGAGGGTATTGATACCCAACAAGCTAAGCACAATATGGCTCGTCTTCTCGAAAATCAAGCGAAGGAACTTCTTCGCGAATCTAATTCAATGTCAAGCGGACAGGTTGAAGGTTTTGCAACTGTTGCATTCCCAATTGTTCGTCGTGTTTTTGCAGGTTTGATTGCTAACGATTTGGTATCGGTTCAACCGATGTCTCTTCCAAGTGGTCTTATCTTCTTCCTTGACTTCGTATACTCACCAAGAATTGGTAGTGATAGCGTTGTCGGCGATGGATCGGCTGGAGCTGAAAGATTTGGAAACTTAAAGTCAAAATCAATTTACGGTACTGATAAAGTTGGTTCAGAAGTAATTGAAGGTGTAAACCTTGTTGATGCAACAAGTAAAGCAAGTTTACAAGGTCCTCGTCAACAAGTTGGTTATGCCTATGGTTCACCAACTGGATCTTGTGCGGCTATTACAGCAGGTGCTGGAGTTTTAGTTAAAAAAGCTGAATTTGTTTTAAACGGTGCAGTGTCTGAGGCCAATGCTAAATTGCTTCAATACGATCCAGATCTTTTGGCTATTACGGATTCTTCTCTAGCAGTCCAGGTTATTGATATTAAAAAAGCTTCAATAACAGAAAAAGACTCTAATGGAGATCCTGATTTTGATAATCTTGCTGCTTTTTCTCTTGAAAACGCTTCAGAGGGTGCTGGCTCTGCTACTACTGATAATTCTAACCTTGAAACAATCACTG